AATGAAAGATGCAATGGTTGATAGGTTAAAAGCAGAATTAAAAGCAAGACAGGTTGGTGGAGCAAGTCAATCTCCATTTAAATTCGCAAAACAAGGTGGCGGGGGTGGCCCAACAATTAGGCAAGATTCGGCAACAACTAATGCAATGGACAACGCAGCGATAGCGAGAGAAAAAGCTGCAGCGATGAATGTTCTTTATGGCGGTGCTGGTTCTTCTTTCGAGTCTGGTCGCAATGAATATACTGAGTCAGGGCAATATGAAATAGACAAAGCAAAGAGAGATGCCGAGTTTGATGCGATGCGAGAACAAGAAAGAATAAATGCTGGCTTGCCTTACGTTAGATACACACCAGAAGAAACTCAAGAATTAGTTAGACAGCAAAGAGAAAAAATAGGTTTTGGTGGCGCTATGACTCCAAGAGAAGGTTATACGCCTTTTGATTTTACTAACATACAATCAATTTTAAATAATTTAGGATAAATATATGGCTACCAGAGAGGAAGTATTAGAATCAAACGAAGCAGAATTAATTTTAAAAAGCGATGTATTTAAAAAGTCTATCGAGAATTTAAAAGAAGAATATGTTGCATTATGGATGAATACCAAAGGTGAAGATAATGTTGCCTTTAGAGAAACCTTGCATAATGCGATTAATATTTTACCAGAAGTGGAGAGGCATCTACGCATTTTGGTAGAACGTGGGAAGATAACAAGTGCGCAAATCAAAAAATTGCACAATTATATATAACTAGGTAAAATTTTAAAAAATTAAGGAGTAAACATGAGCAACAACGCCAAGCCGATTGCTTTACAATCAGAGTTAGATAAAACTGTAAGTTCTTTTGAAAATCTTTTGACTCCAGTTGAGGAAGCACCAGAGGAAGTTCAAGCAGAACAAGCAGAAACATCTCCAGAAGATGTCGTTGAAACAGAAATGGAAGCGGAAGCAGAAGTTGAGGCAGAAGCAGAAGTTGAAGTCGAAGATGATTTTGAGGAAGGAGAAGAAGAAGTAGAACAGTCTTTAGAAGAACAAACAGAAGTAGAGGAAGAACTACAACCTACTGCCTACACCGTAAAGATTGATGGTGTTGAGCAAGAGGTCACGTTAGATGAACTCCGAAACGGATATTCTCGTCAGCAAGACTATACTCGCAAAACTCAAGAACTGGCACAACAACGTAAAAGTTTTGAAGATCAGCAATCAGAGTTAGCGAAAAAAGATGCTATTTACGCTCAGTTGTTGCCTCAGTTAGAGGCAAGTTTAAATGGTGAATTGGACAACGAACCAGATTGGTCAGCACTATACGAATCTGATCCTATTGGATATGTTCGTGAAAAAGACGTTTGGGAAGAAAAACGTAAAAAGTTAGATGCTGCTAAAGCTGAAAACAAAAGATTGCAAGAAGAAGCAATGCAAAAACAGCAAAAGCAAATTCAAGATTTTGTCGATTATGGACAAAAGCAACTTAAAGAAAGGATTCCCGAATGGTCTGATGCAGAGAAATCCCAAAAGGATAAACTTGCAATCACTAACTATGCAGTTAATGAACTTGGGTTTACTCAAGATGAAGTTAATCAGGTGATAGATTATAGAGTGCTACTTGGCTTACGAGATGGGATGCTATACCGCAAACAAGTGGCAGCAACCAAGAAGAAGCCAACCCAAAAAGCAGCTTCAAGAGTTGCAAGACCTGGAACAGCCAATAAACCTAAAACAGCAACGCCAGTGAAAAAAGCAAAAATGAGATTAGCTAAATCTGGCAAAGTGCAAGATGCAGCTAAAGTTTTTGAACAATTAATTTAAAGGTATAAAAAAATGGCTAAAGTAACAAACGCCTTTGACACATATACTGCGACTGCTGACAGAGAATCATTGTCTGATACTATCTACAATATCTCTCCAATGAGTACGCCTTTTATGAGTTCCATAGGCAAAACAAATGTAAAAAACGTCCAATTTGATTGGCAAACAGAAGCCCTACCTACTGCATCTGGTACAGGTCAGTTGGAAGGTTTCGAGCTATCAAGAGCAGCTTCTACTGCTACAGTTAGAGAAAGTAACGTATGTCAAATCTCAAGCAGAGATGCAACTGTAACTGGTACGCAAAATGCTTCCGATGCTGCGGGTAAACGCACAGAAATGGCGCATCAACTAGCTATTATGGCTAAAAGTTTGAAGCGTGATATGGAAACGGCATTATGCTCTAAAGTAGCTAAAGCTGCTGGTAACGCGACTACTGCTCGTCAAACTGGTGGTTTTGAAACTTGGACAGAAACTAACGTATCGCGTGGTACTAACGGAGCGGGTGCTGGAAACGGTGCTGCACCTACTGATGGTACACAACGTGCGTTTACTGAAACTATCCTAAAAGCAGTACAACAACTTTGCTTTGCAAACGGTGGTGAGCCTTCAATGTTGATCGTTGGCCCACACGTTAAAAGTGTTGTTTCTGGGTTTACTGGTCGTTCATCTGCAAGACAAATGATTGATGCTAATACTGTAGAAGCGTCAGTTGCTATCTATGCTGGTGACTTTGGTGAATTGCAAGTAGTTCCTTCTAACTTTAGTAGGTCAAGATCAGCGTTATTTGTTGACCCTGATTACGCTAAAGTTTCTTACTTGAGAGACTTTGAAACTATTGACATCTCCACTATTGGTGATGCAATGACAAAAATGATTGTCGTTGAATATGGTTTAGAAGTGTCAAATGAGAAAGCGCACGGAATCGCTGCTGACTTATCAACATCGTAAGTTAAACGGAGAGGGGCAGAAATGCCCCTCATTCTTATTGGAATAATCATGGCAAAAAGAACTTTAATAGACTCTAAATCAGGATTTATGAGTGAGTTTGCTACAGAAGATGAAAAGAACATTTATCACAGTTCTCAAAATGTTCAGCCTATTTTGGATAATGTAAAGAATTTATCTTACGGTACGCAAGGTAAAGAATTAAAGCACGTTGCAGAAGTACCTATGGTAATATATCAAAAGGCAGTAAGAGAAGGTTGGGCTAAAGACAGAAAGCAATGGAAGAAATGGCTCAATGATCCAGATAATAAATTATTTAGAATATGGCAAGGTAGAGTATGACTTATGAAGAATTAAAAACTCAAATAGCAAGTTATTTGAATAGAAGTGATTTAACATCACAAATTGATATATTTATTGACACTACCGAAGCAGAATTAAACAGAAAGGTTAGAGATAAAGATATGATTAAAAGAGCAACTGCTACAGCAGATGCTCAATACTTAACTCTACCTGACGATTGGTTGGAAGTAATTAATGTAGAAATTACATCAAATGATTTTTCTCCATTAATGCAACAATCAATAGAATCATTAGATGTATTTAGAAGGGCAAATGACAATACTTCTGGACAGCCAAAGTATTTCGCTATTGTAGATGGCACATTAGAACTTGCCCCTACCCCTGACACATCATATACATTACAATTAACTTATTATGGTAAAATCACCGCGTTAAGCGACTCGAACACCAGTAATTTTGTTTCAACAAACCACCCAGATGTTTATTTATATGGTGCGTTGAAGCAAGCCTCTATTTATCTTATGGAAGATGATAGAGTTCAGATGTTTACTGCGCAATTTGAATTAGCTTTAGAAGAAATGCGTATGCAACAAGAAAGAGCAGCGTTTGGAAAAGGTTCTTTAATACCAAGAAAAAGAACTTATGGTCAACGCAAGAAAACAACATATTTTATGAGAAATTAGGAGTAAATAGAGAATGGCTGGATTTACAGATTATTTAGAAGATAAAGTATTGGATCATGTATTTGGTGGTAGTGCTTACACAGCACCAGGAACTTTATACGTTGGTTTATTTACAGCAGCACCTTCTGATACTGGTGGTGGTACTGAATGTTCTGGTGGTTCATACGCAAGAAAAAGTATGGCTGCTATGACTGTATCAGGCACTTCACCAACCACAGCAACCAATGGATCAGCAGTAGAGTTTGTTACTGCTACTGGCTCTTGGGGAACAGTAACCCATGTAGGTATTTTTGATGCCTCGTCAAGCGGTAACTTAATGGCTTGGGCAGCATTATCTGCTTCCAAAGCAGTAGCAAGTGGTGATGTATTTAGATTCGATGCTGGTGACTTAGACGTTACATTGGCGTAATACATGGCCTCAGTAGGCTATGGTTACGGTGGTTACGGGAAGTCCTTTTATGGGCAACCTGTATTTGAACTTGGCGAAGCGACTCTAGCGCAAACGTCAGCTTTTACTGCATCTGCGTCTATGACGTTTGCAGTATCCGCAACATCAGCACAAACATCAGGTGTAACGGCTTCTGGAACTTTACTCAAGTTAGGTGCAAGCACGATTGCACAAACATCTGCTGTAACCGCAACAGCCGAAGTAGTAAAACTGGGTTCTGCTACTATGGCACAAACCTCTGGGTTTGCTGCTACTGGCAGACAAATAGATCGTGGTGAAGCTACGATTGCTCAAACTTCTGGATTCTCAGCTACCGCAGAAGTAATCAAACTTGGTACAGCAACCATAGCACAAACATCTGCGGTGAGTGCAACAGCCGTTATTGTTCTGAGTGCATCAGCAACTAGCGCACAAACTAGCGCAGTAAGCGCATCAGGAACATTAGTTAAATTAGGTGTAGCAACCTCGGCAGAAACATCAGGATTTAGTGCTACCGCAGAGATGGTGGTATCGGGTGAGGCTACTATGGCGCAGACAAGTGGAGTTACTGCGCTTGGTAGTATAAAATATTCTGGTGTAGCGACTATCGCACAAACATCTAGTCTTTCCGCCATTGGTGGCTTAAAATGGGAAGATGATACTGTAACGACAACCACATATACGGATCAAACAGTAACGACAACAACTTGGACAGACCAAACTGATCCGTCAACGTCTTGGTCAGAAGCAGCTTAACATAGGATAGGAAACATGGCAGATACAACAACTACGAATTTAAGTTTAACAAAACCCGAAGTAGGGGCTAGTACAGATACTTGGGGTACGAAATTAAATACTGATTTAGATACTTTGGATGCAATATTTGGCGCATCAGGTACAGCCGTTAGTATGGGTGCAGTTACATTTACCGAAATCAAAAGTGCAACCTCTGGAACATCAAACTTTATAGCGGGCGTAAACGCGGGTAACTCAATCGCATCAGGCGGTAACTACAATGTCTGCGTAGGTGATGAAGCGGGTACTGCGATCACTACTGGTGATTCAAATACGCTTATCGGTTATCTAGCGGGTGACGCTGTAACAACTGTAAGTTATATAACTGCTGTAGGTGAAAAAGCATTAAGTGCAAATACTTCTGGTCAAAAAAATACAGCAGTAGGTAGAGCAGCTTTACAGTCGATAACAACTGTTAATAACAACACCGCAGTAGGTTATAACTGTTTATCAGGTGGGAGCAACGCTGCCTCTGGAAATACTGGTGTTGGTGCGGATGTATTATCTGCGGTTACTTCTGGAGCAAATAACACAGGAGTTGGATTAGATGCTTTAAAATCAAACACAACTGGTGCTGAGAACGTAGCAGTCGGCACAAAAGCCCTAGAAGCGAATACTACTGGTGGTTCAAATACAGCAATAGGTATGAGAGCTATGGAAGCAACTACTACTGGTGGAAATAACACAGCGGTGGGTATCTTTGCTATGGGTGTCAATACTACAGGGCAGTTTAATACTGCGGTGGGTGGAAATTCTTTAGATGCTAATACAACAGGAGCTGACAACACAGCCGTAGGTAGATTGTCTTTATCAGCAAACACTACAGGTACTGAAAACTCAGCAGTCGGATCAGGTTCTTTAAGAACAAATACTACTGGAGATTATAATACTGCATTTGGTTATGAATGTTTAAGATTAGCTACTACATCAAGTA